CAGATCCCCTCTAACGATTGTCGTAGTTGGAGGTCCTACCCCACGACACACGATGCATTCACACGATATTGCACGCTTTCTTTTGAGGTGGTACTGGCGCATCACAGGCGTCGTTCTGGTGTGTGTTGGGCTTTACAGCCTACCCCAGACGCGCTACGTGGTAGATGTAGTGGTGGCGACGGCGTCCACCATGTACACTGCCACGGCGCCAGTGTCCACGTACCTGCTTTATGGTTGGTTAGTCTCCTTGTTCTTTCTCCCTTGGATTTGGATGTTCGCCAAAGACGAGGTTGCAGAGAGGCTGGTTGATGAAGTTACCACATCCTACGAGGATCACATCTACCGTGACGGCCGGCACAACATGTTCACGTCCCAAGTGACCATGAACATTGCTGCAGCCATCCGCCTTAGGTACAACTTCGCACCAGAGGATGACAACCGTGCCAACCAACTGGCCGCCCGGCGTGAGGGCTTGGCCTACCTACTAAGGGTACGACGTGAAGGCGAAATCTATGCTGACTTACGCGATAGTCATGCAGCAGAAGCGCTTGATTGCGCAGTATGCATCGTTTTCCTCCCAACCGACGCTCAGCGGTTGGGAGCTAGACTTCGGCGAGCGGTTCGAACACAGCAACGCCGCGCTGAGGTAACAGGGGAGTCTCTGGGTTTTCACGCTCTCCTACATTCACGGACGCATTCCCGGCCAAGTCGTCAAGCGCACTAACCACTGCAGTGGAGAGTGCGATTGCCGATGCAGCTGGGATTACGTTCTCGCATCGCGAGTGTAGGAGGGACCGAGAGAGACGACGGAGGGTAACTCAGTTCTTGGGTACTGTAGTGGCAGATGTCTACAGTATGCATAAGGCTGATTTGCCTACCCTGGAGAGGGGGCTCTTCTCCAGAGTGTTCGTAAGTAAGTATGGCCGGAGTGATGGGGGGTTGGCCCCTCCCATCGTTCCGGGCATGGCGCGAGTGCAGGAATTGTTCGCGCCGTTCAAGAAAGCGCTACGTAAGGTGAGTTTTGGTCTCACCCCGATGAGCCACGTTGAATACGTGGAAAGCCGGGGTCGGAAGAAACGCATCTACGAAGCTGCATACGAACGGTATGTACGAAACGGCATCACGCCATGGGACTGGCAGTTGGACACCTTCGTTAAGGCGGAGAAGTTGAACATCACCAAGAAACCTGACCCAGACCCACGCGTCATTCAACCAAGGAGTGCTGCTTACAACATAGTCGTAGGAAGTTACATACACCCGCTTGAACGGGTTTTGTATAAACATATAGCGAGGCTGTTCGGGTCCCCTACCATTATGAAGGGGATGAACGCCGACCAGATGGGGCGTGTAGTCCACAGGAAATGGACGCGATTTAGCGATCCGGTTGCTGTTGGATTTGACGTAAACCGCATGGACCAACACGTCAGCATACCCCTACTGAAAGCCGAACATAGTTGTTATAATATGTATATACACGATCGAGAGGTGAGGTATCTGTTGCGTAAGCAACTGAAGAACAAGGGGCGAGCTCGGCTATGGGACGGCACGCTAAAGTACAATGTCGATGGTCGCCGCGCGAGCGGCGACGTAAACACCGGCATCGGAAATTGCATCATCATGTGCGCCCTGGTGTACAACACCAAACAGACCATAGACCTAGAGCTCTTGAACAACGGGGATGACTGTGTGGTGATAATAGAACGCCGAGATCTGCGGCAGTTCCTGCACATTATGAACACAGTCCTTACTGCAGCCCGTCTGCCGACCACGTTTGAAGAACCGGTTGATGAGCTAGAAAAGCTCGTCTTCTGCCAGATGAGTCCAGTCTTTGATGGGACGAACTGGGTGATGGTAAGAGACCCCCGCACGTGTCTTGACAAGGATGCCTGCACCATAAAACCCGTGACCTCGGCACGTACATGGAACACGCTGCGAAACAGCGTAGGCCTCTCAGGCCTAGCTGCATATGGCAATATGCCTGTCCTGTCAGCTTTCTATGAGTGTTTGCGTAGGGGCGCTGGAGAGCGAGTAGATAAAGACTCGGTGATCGATGGACTGAAGCGCATGAGCGCCGGCATGAAGAAGCAAGGCCTCGGGATCACACCCGAGTGTCGTGCGTCATTTGCTAGAGCATTCGATATAACACCAAACGAGCAGATCGCGATAGAGGAGCACTACTCAGCTATCCGTCCAGAATGGGCGGAACCCAGAGCGTTGCGGAAGAGTGACTACGAAGGGGTGGTCGGGTCACTTATGGGGTGTGTGTGTTAACGATCCAAAACGGTGCCTTCCCCAGGGCTTAATATTTCCGTACCAAGTGCGAGTGTACCGACACTCAACAGTCATGCACAGTGTCTCCCACACGGCCCGACTACTCTCACCTTCCACGTACCTTATCCTGTGCTCGACTGGCGACTCGCTTGCGGGGCCGGAGCCACAAAAAGGGATCGGACGTGGAACCCGTGATGAGATGTCCGCCCGTGTGGACGTGAATAGGCATGACAGTTGACACTCGGATCGACCGAGCACGGATGGTCAAGAGACTGCACGGATCGCGGAAACGTCACACACATGTACAGTCCCAGTTGACAGTCTGGGATCCCATACTACTGTCATTTGCGTTAGGAGCTATGAACAGTCAAATTGCCGAAGCTCTCATGCTCGCAGCACAGGACCCGCGGGTCCAAAAGGCCGCCCGACAGGGCGTGCAGGCCGCCGGACGTGGACTCCAGAAGTTCGCGTCTCGTTCTCGCGCACCGCGCGCACCAAGGCAGCGTTCCAGCCAGGCGCCGTTCAATCGGCGCATGGTTCAGCGAGCTCCAGTGGCACTTAGCCGCCAAATGGGGCCCCGTGGAGGCAACGCTAGCAACACCCGAGTCACGCGCGGACGCGAGTTCATCGGCGACGTTGCAGGTTCAAGTTCATCTACACCTGCAATTGTCACATACGTTCTCAATCCTGGCTTTGCTGCTTCTTTTCCTCGTTTGAGCCAAGAGGCCAACGTTTGGGAGCAGTACCATTTCCGCAAGCTTAAGGCCATTTACACACCGGCCGTGTCCACAGCAACATCTGGCACCGTGATCATTACCCCAGAATACAACGCGAACCAGGCCCCTCCAGTTTCTGAGGCTGGCCTCCTGAACCATCAGGGCTCCAAGTCTGGCAGTCCCTGGGCAGACATGGAAGTTATCCTGTCTGCTGCTAACATGCATGGCAACGCGTTTCGCAAGTATGTGCGTGAAGGTATGGTCATCGGCGACCTCAACTCGTACGTTGCAGGACAACTACACGTGGCTGCCGTCAGCAATGGCGGCACCGGCGTCATGGGCAAGCTTTGGCTGGAGTACGAAGTGGAATTCTATATTCCACAGGTTGACCCAGTCTCTGCAATCCCCCGTACGCTATCTCTCTTCACAAAGGAGACGATCACGGACTGCACCACCACGGTTGAAACACCAATCTCATTTGGCACTGAAGTGTGTAATGCACTGCACATCACGACGGCGGACAATCTCTACTTCGTACCTCCTAAGGGCGTGTACTTGGTACTGATGTACGCCGAGGCGGGAACCACACTGGCCGCCACATCCCTGACAGTGCAAGCCTACATCAACAAGAATGACAGCCACGTTGCATTCTCCACCCTTATCTACGAGCCCAGCATTGCAGGCCAGAACCGCGACGCATTCTTCGTCTACGGTTTCGTGTCCTGCGATGGTAGTGACCAGATCTCTGGCGCTGTCGAACTGACGGCGGCGGGTGGTGGTGGCGATCTTTCCATCAAGACCGGACATACCGGCAAGCTTCTTTTCATGAACGTTTAAAGTGTGTGTGTGACCCTGCATCACCCCACGGTTGCTCGCCGTGTAATAAATTACGAGCGCCTCAAGAAGTGTAGGTTGGAGGCGTGACGTGACCATCCAAATCACGGTATAGTTAACCAACCACAGGGAGTGATCCCGTGCGCTGTAAGCCATCGCACTCATCACGAGCACCTTCGCACTGTTCTCAAAACAAAAACAACAAAACTCAAAACCCTACTTCTGTGGGTGGTGGAAAGGCCGAGGCCTGAGAAAACCATACTGCGAATTAGGAGCCGGCGAGTCGCTAACTGACTAGAGCCCCGACACAGCGTGTGTAAGTCACCCATTCAATGGGGACCCAAGCCCGCTGCTAGGATCACTCAACACCAGGGCCCACTCGAACGACCGGA